TACAGCACGGACGATGGAGCTAACTGGGCGGTTTCGACGCCTTTCTCCGGCGACACAGGTGAAAACGCCGTTCATGACATAACTGGGATTAAGTACACAAATTCATCTTGGGTTATTACATACGAAGTTGTGTTGTCAGGTGTCTTCCAAGCCAAGACTTACATTCGATCTTGCGCCGAGACAGACATCACAGATTGGAGTGATGGGGTCGATACTGGCGCACCAAACCATAGCAGTGGCAATGCCGCTAGTCGAACATCAATTGCATCCAGCAACGGTCGAATTGCTATTGTGCCTCATAAATCACCAACAGTTGCAAGGGCAGATATTAACGGAAAAACAATCAGTAATGTCGCGGCAATCAACAAAGCAAGCGACACAGGATCTACTGATCGGTTCCGAGATATTGAGTGCGATGGCTCAACATGGATGATTGTTACACTTAACGGTGATGTATACGAATCAACGGACAATGCAGAATCGTGGTCTAAAACTCTTGACGACATGGGGTCAACAAACGCCACAGGTGGTGTAAGTGGTGATGACTCGATCGCAGTAACTTGCGATGTGTTCGGTCCACTTTAATGGGTGACATCAACCAAATAAACGATGTATCTGCGGCGAATATCAGCCAAGTCAACGATGTCGCTAAGGCCAACATTAGCGAGGTAAACGATCAAGGTGTTCCCGCTTCTGGTGCGACTCGCTGGAGCGTGGCAACTCAAGACGGGCATTTCATGTATGCTGCGAACAGCGATCTAACTTCTTGGACTGCATACGATTCCTATGACGAGGGGTCAACGGGTCAATCAGGCGGCGACGGTAAGTCGATCGCGTTCGGTAAAAACGCTTCTGGACAGTCGATTTACATGGCCACGAGAGCAACGGCCAACGGTGGAAGCCAAACGAAAGAGATCCATATCAGCGGAACCGATGTCACATCCACCAACGAATGGACTAACGTAGATATTGATGGAGACTCGAACAGTCGCAACACCATTATGATGCTTAGATGGGCGGCAGATTCGGGAGGCTCTGCTGCTGGGGTTTGGATGGCCGTAGGAAAACAAGCTACGGGAGACATATTTAGATCGACGAATGGCGGATCAAGCTGGACCGCGATCGACATATCAGGGCTAACGGGCCACGTTTCTGGCAGTTCAGGAAGCGATTACATCAACGCCATTGCATCGGACGGACTTGGTAACTGGATGTTCGGTCAAGATTCAAGAATCTACTACAGCAGCAACAACGGACAGACATGGGCGGTATCAACGCCATTCAGTACCAATGCGCCGGGGCGGTTCCAGTCTATCGTTTACACCAACAACAGTTGGGTGATCTGTTACAGCAGGCAAAGCCAGATTCGATTCAGAAGCTGCGCCGCGAGTGACATCACCGACTGGGGCGACGAGGTCACAAACCACAATCAACAGATGGCGCATATTACGGCGAACGGTAAAGCGGTGAAGATGTGCGCTGCTAACGGAAAGGTGTGGGCCGTGAGTGAGGACGACTTCGATGTCAACCGATTCGATGTAAGCGGAAAGGTAATCAGCAATATCGCCAACTTCGATTTGGATGACATCGCAGACCTGAAGGTCGCGCAGGACATCGCAACCGATGGCGTAAAAGTTGTGGTAGCTTGCCGTAGTGGTGATCTCGCAGTATCAACAAACCTCGGTGTCAGTTTTACTGCGACGCTTGACGCCTTTCAAGCTGACGGATCGAACACTAAAGATTTGGAAGCGGTCACCGCTGACGTAATTTTACCCTTATAATGGATTCAATCTAAGAGGAGTTAGACATGGCCCTCATCTTCCTCGACCGGCAACACGCGGGAAAGCCTGGACGTAAAGCCGCCGATCGCGGAGCTGTGTTCGACGCGGATGGCGACGGTAAGATTGAAGTCTGGGAGTCAGAGGCGATGATGACTCCGAAGTACCTGTTGTCTGCAGAAGAGCGTCTCATTGAGTTGGGCCATGACGTTATCTGCATTAGCGACGGGTGGTACTCGGATCGCCATGAGCGTTGTAATAAATACCAACGTCAAGGTACTGGCCCCTTTGCTTATGTTTCAGCGCATCTCAATGCAGGTAGCGGTAATCGTGCCAGTTACGGCGCTGTGTTCTATGATCATCGCAGCAGAGGTGGCCCAGAAATGGCTACGTGTGTAGCTGTAGCTTTGAAGAACGCATGCCCTGAACTTGAAGGCGGAGTGAAAGTAATCCCCTCCACCCCTGACAACTGGACCAAAAACGCTTACAATACGATAGCAGGCGTAGCTGCGACTGCGATTTGTTTTGAACCGTGCTTCGTCGATTACGATGGGCACAAACCTCTTCTTAGTGATGAAGGAATGGACCGCATAGGCGTGGCTCTTGCGGAGGGCCTCCATGACTGGCTGGAGTAACTATGGCACTGACCACCGCTGATTTTTCCTCGTCCATCCTTACGTACAAGATGGCTTCCGACACAGACGCTGACGCGACTGCTGTTGTTGATGTTACAGGTGGTTCGGGTAAGCTGTACTACATTCACATCGACAATCAAGCCGGTAACCCCTCGTACGCTAAGTTCGCGTTCACAACTTCAACCATCACCGTGGGTACAACTGCCCCTGATTTAATGATCGAAGTGCCTGCAACCTCTGTGAAAGATGTCGCCATGCCTGACGGGATTGACTTCACCAGCCTTAGCTTCTGGTGTGTTGCAGGTGCTGGAGACAATAACACCACCGCTCCCGCCCAAAACGTCACCGTTCGAGTAGTTGCTTCGTAGGAGATCCCATGAGCTTGACCGTTTCCAATGTTGCCAACCCTCTCGGGACGCTGCTCGTCACAGACACTGATGCGAATGGTACTGCTGAAAAAGACACCACTACAGGTGGCGGTACGAAGTACAGCATTCAAATCGACAACACGTTGAACACTGTTGGCGTGTATGTAAAAGTCGCCGACAACGCCATGGGAGGTAACACTGCAGCAGCTACCACTACACCGAACTGGGTGTACTACGCACCTGCAGGTTTGACTGTTACGTACGCTTGCCCTGGAGGTTCTGCCTACAGCACAGCACTCTCGTTCTGGTGCACAACTGTAAAAGCTAGCTTTCACACTGGCAGCGAAGCTCAAACCGATCCGAAAAACAAAGTGGTTGTTCGGATCTTGGCCACATGAGGTAATGATGGAAGCCCTGAAAAAAACTGTACACTCGTTGTTTGCTAGTCAAAATCGTCTCTCTTGGCGCCGCCTTGCTGTGCTGGCGTTGGGTACAGGCTTGCTTTTGGTTGACCGCCTTGACTCACAAGAGTGGTTGTACTTGGGTCTCGCCTACATCGCTGGCGATTCTGCCGAGAAGGCCATGTCTGCGTTGAGCAAACGAGGCTAACGTGACTCTGTCCGCAACTGGCTTTCACGATGCGGTCGACTATAAAGTCATCGTGGATGCGAACCAAACCGCTGTGGTGATGCAGGAGAACGTAGCTACGTCTCCGGGTCGGCTGTTCAGCGTCATCGTGGACTGTACTCAAACCGTTGTAGACCACTTTGTAAAGTTGTATGACGGTACGAATCCCACAGCGGGAAGCACTGTACCAGACATGACATTGAAGGGTACAGCGTTGAAGTCCGTGACGTACCAGATCCCGTTTGGATTGGCTTTCGACAAGTTGAACTTCTGCATCACCCGGCTCAAAGCCCAGTCTGATACTACAGCACCCGCTGCACAGGTCACTGTCACGTTGGTTTGCAGCTGATGAGCACTTCGACGATCAGCACTATTAGCGCGTTAGGCGGCAAACTCACGACCGACTTGAACATCGGGAGCACTTCGCAAAACGATGTAACGGGAGCAGCCGGTACGTTGTTTATGGTAACCGCCGACAATAGTGCAAACACCACAGTTGTGTATTTGAAGATGGCTGATGCGGCCTCCGGCGGACCCAACACTGCCCCGAACTGGCAGTTCAAGATCCCCGCCAGCTCGAAGGTGTCGTTCGTAATGCCTGAAGGTTCTATCTTTACTACAGCGTTGTCTATTTGGTGCGTGACTGGCGCAGTCACCAGTGACAACACTGGTCCTGCAAACGACGTAACGATCAACGTCATCACATCATAGGGTGTATTGTGGATGAACTTCTTACAGCAGTACTGGCACTCTCAGCCGCTGTGGGTGGCTGCTCTATGCTTTGGTTTTTCAAAAGCGAAATGGACCTCAAGAAACGTAAAGACGCTGCGAAACCTACGCGTGTATTTGCTGATCATGCTCGCAAAGTTCTTGCGGTTGACTTCAAAGAAGACGTCGAAGAAATCGACGATGCTCTAAACGATGCCAATGCAGCAAATCGTTTAGCCGACATGGGCAATGCCCGGAGTCGTAGAGAAGACTAATGCGAATGTTCACTCTACTGTTAGCGTTGGTGTGGGCTACCTCAGCGCAAGGCGAAGGTCTACCTAAAAGACCGGAGGCTCCTGAACCGGTTGCGGGAGAATGCACCGAGACATTCGGGTTGCAAAAAGGTGTAACCGTACCTTCAGAACTCTTACCTGCTCAGGCCCGGTCACCGATATGTTCTGCGATCGCTGTTCCCTTGAGTGATTACGCCGACCTTCTGCAGACCGAACGATGGGCCAAGGCACTGCAAAGTCAATACTTTTTAGATGTTAAGCAGTTGAAGCTAGAACGTGACTACTATGCTAAACTCTATGAAGAGGCTTCTGCACCTGAACCGTGGCACCAACGTCCTGCGGCTCAACGTGCAGCAGGGGGGGCCACTGTACTATTGGTAGTGCTCAGTACAGGTGCGGTTTTTGCCGCTGCATACAACCTTCACCTCTCGGAGTCTTAGACATGCAGAACCTCTTAGATTCAAAAATGCTGATCTTTGTAGTGTCTGTTGTGTTTCTAGCGGGAACCGGATGGATGAACATCCAAGCGTCTACAGTTGACTTGGCGACCATTGAGTCTCGTTTGGACAAAATGGCGGAGCAGTCAGCAAACAAAGGTGTTCCTCACCACGATGATTTGAGGACGCAGGTGGACGCCATGCAAGATCGCTTAGTTCGTGTCGAACAAGCAGTAGACAAGTTGAAAGAGAACCAGCAGCAGATGGCGTTCAATCTCGGAGCAGTGTGCGCAGCAACGGGGGCAAAATGTCAGTAACTCCAGCACGAGCAGTATATGTCCCGCTTGACAGCCGAAGAAATCTACAACCGATGGGGCGATGAAGTAGCCACCGTCCCCCTCGGTAGGCATGGATTGATACGAATCATACAGATGGACGGAGAGACTCCACGTGGTAGACACGTGTTGGATCAAGTCTTGAAAAGAGTAAAAGCAGAGGGTGGTCCTAATACACCTGTACCCACATCTCGTCCTTGCACCGTTACATCTAAAGATTACGTCGAAGATCGGCGTAAAAAGTTGTGTGCTGAAATAGAAGACTTGGGTTCTTCTGAGGAAGCAACCCCGTTAGAGTTTGAGCCCGTTCAGATTGACCATGGCTTAATTGAATACGACGAAACCAAAGACATTTACCGTACGTACGTTGCCAAAGCGAAAGCTTGGGTAAAAACCTCTGGTGACGCGCATCGAGCTATTGTTCGTTGGTACTCCAACTGGGATGGAGAACCCGTCAGTCTTAACGGTGTGTCCCGTCGCACAGGGTTGCCTCGCAACTGGGTAGTCGGGTATCTCAAGGCTCACGGGATCACGCACGATTCTGCCCCATTCAGTGCTGAAGAAGTCGCTCGCCGAGGTGTCGACGACATGGCGCAAGACGCACTGGCGTTGAAGTTTGGGCGACTGGCAACTAAGACCGAGGAGTTGAGCGCCAAAGAAACACACAAAGCAGCCCGAAACTGGTGGGACTTTGAACACAGCGTCCTCAACAAGTTCAGAGAATGGATTGCAGACACCACAGACTACTCTGTACCGCGTTTGCGGATGCGACGTGCAGATGACCCTTACTGGTTGGTCACAAGCGCCACAGACTTCCACTGGGGCATGAAGTCATGGGAACGCGAGTCCGGTTACGAGTACAATCAAAAGATCGCTCGACGCAGGTTGATGGACACCACCGAAGCGTTGATTGGTCGATTGCCTGGACAACCAGAAGGTATCATCGTTGCGGTAGGGTCTGATTGGATCCACTGTGACGGTCTGCGCCCCACAACAACACGGGGCACCCCGGTAGATGTAGACGGAACGCCTTTGGAGTTGTTGATTACAGGCGCAGAGTTAGCGCGTGAGCACATTGACTTGTTGTCAACAGCGGCGCCCGTACGAGTTGTACTGATGGCGGGAAACCACGATCGCACCAATGCGCACGCTCTGCTACTGTACTTGCGGGCAGTATACGAGACCAGTGATCGCGTCAGTGTTGTCAACTGTCACCATCTACGAACGTATCAAGAGGTCGGCAAAACGTTGATGTGTTTCACGCACGGCGACTCCATCAAAGTCAACAAGCTTGGACCCGTGATGGCGAAAGAACAACGTGATGCATGGGGACGTGCAAAACACCACGTTGCATTCGGTGGCCACTTGCACCATCAAAGAGTGCAAGAAATCGGAGGTATCAGACACTACCTTCTACCCTCACTCGCGTCTCCCGATGCGTGGCACGCAGGTGAAGGTTACGTCACAAGCGAACAAGGTATCATGGGTGTAATCGTAGACTTAGAGAACGGACCTACGGGTACGTTGTTCTGCCCCGTCAAAGACTGAACCCATACCCCTTCACTGAATCAACATTCAGCGGTCTGTTCGGGCTCGCGTTTCGCCCATCGCCCCGGTCCACTACGAGCGTCTTTGCGCGCTTGTTCTGCAAGGTCGACGAGTTTGGCCAACCAGTCAGGGTAGCCCCAAGAGAGTTCACCTTTCTGCGTCGCATGAAACGCCTCAGCGATTCCTTTGACGTGACGTAGAGTCGGTAGGCGTATACCTGATTCGAGTCTGCTAACTTCGGGCTGTGTGAGATTAGCACAACGAGCCAACTCTGCTAACGACCACTTACGGCCTGTGCGATGTTGACGAACGAACAAAATAAAGTCTGATTGTTGTTTCATGGTGTCCCCATTTCTACTGACGGTAGCCTTTCCGCATAGGTATGTCAACTATGGGGTTGACAATGCGGCATACTTTCAATACAAACAAGACGGAGGGATACTATGTGGGATCAGCCCCATTACACATTCAGAACGTCGGCTCTACCAGACATTCAACAAATGCCGAACATCGAGCTGTGGATACCCGGTGCGATGGTGTACGGTCTTGTCAATGGTACTCGAAGAGTTCGACTGTCTAAACTGTGCGAGACTGGTACTGCAGGAGGAATCACAGAATGCGAGATTTACGTCCCCTTGCATGGTGCGTGGCTTCTCACTGGGTACCTCGGTTCTCTCGGTTTGGCCTTCGACTGCTTGCCCATCAACACCGATGGTATTCATCCATGGGAAGACAGTCTGATCGCGCGCACAAAGATGGAGACCGAAGGACGTCGGCTCGCAGAAATGGCGGTGAAATCAGGAGAGTTACGTCCTCACGTACTTGACATGGCAACACCCTATCAGTTCAGGGGAGTTGCATGGTCAACTACACGGCCGTGGATATTCAACGTATGGTCCGCAGGCTCGGGTAAAACGTTGGGAACTTTGATGTCGATCACTGCCGAACGTGGTCCCGTAGTCGTAGTAACACCCGCAAAAGCACGTCACGTTTGGTGGAGTCAGACACAAGAGTACACCACCATCAAACCATTTCGTGTCCGTCCTTCCTCTGAAGTAAAGAAGAAAGACCAGTCTTTAGATGAGTATCTGGACGAGTGCTACACCGAAGGTAAACGACCGTTCTTGATTATTGGTGCTGAGGCATTGTCCGACTATTTGGCTATTGCGAAGAAGGTGCAACCGCGCATACTCGTGTTCGACGAACTACACATGCATGGCAGTAGTAAACGCTGGAATGCAATCCAAGAGGCGGATGGCAGTGTGTCGTTCGAGCGTCGCAAGACTGCAGCCAGTGGGGCCAGAACTTCAAAGGTCGATCGCCATAATCGTGCTGTGGCTGCCATGGACTTGAGCCGTCTGCCCTCCATCACAACAACGATTGGTCTCAGCGCCACACCTCTTGACGATGGAAGGCCTCGTAGACTGTGGAGCCAACTCGACTTGCTGTGCCCTGGAGGTTTCAGTCACAGCTACTCCAAGTTTGCCTTGCGATACTGCAACGCTCGTCCCGGTCAGTACGGAGGGTTGGACGATACGGGAAGCAGTCACATCGATGAACTCAAAGCTCGGTGCTCTTTTCTTGTACATGAAGTGCCCTACAAAGAAAGCCACGAGTCATTGCCTGACACCCGTGTGCAAGTGGTGTACTTGAGCAGTACAGAACTCAATCGGGCAGAGCGTTGGAGCGACGAGCAGACATTTAATCAAGCCATTAAGGGGATGGTCAAGTCATCCAAGCAGAACCCCCTCGCACGAGAGATGATGATCGAAGCGCGATTGTCTGAAGCCTGCAGCAGGAAGAGAAGGTATGTCACTTCAGAAGCGCTTGAAGGTCTCAAAGGTGGAGGTAAGGTTGTTGTGTTTGTCGCCCGGAGGCGTGAAGCTGAGATCTGGGCCAATGAGATTAGCCGCGCGGTTGGTCGGGGTGATGAAGCGCAGAAGAACGTTCCGGTTTGGATGATCCATGGAGGCGTACCTGAGTCAGAAAAGGACGCCATCATCGACGAATACCGCGACTCTACAGGGCCATGTTGCTTGGTTGCAACGGGGCAAAGCGTAGGTACTGGTGTCGACGGAATGCAGACCACAGACTTAGCCATCTTTGCGATGCTGCCGTGGAAACCGGGAGACTGGCAACAGTGGAAAGGACGCTTTGACCGTCTGGGCGGACGTGCTACACTTCTCAAGGTTCCGATAGCGGAGGGGACATACGACGCACGAGTAGTCGAGATTCTGGTCGAAAAGTTTGGCCCGATCGGTGACTTTCTTGCAGCAGATGAACTCCAAGGCTTAGACGAAAAGCTATTGGGTTTAGAAGATAAAGACCCTATTGTTGACTCCATCATCTCCAAACTCACTGTAGAGTAGAGGCCGTTAAAATGAAGTTCTACGTGGCCACACGTTTCTCAAACAAAGCCGAAGTACGTCGGGCAGAAAATATGTTGCGACGCCAACTGGGTCACGAGATCACCTACAACTGGGCCAACCAACCATTGCTGCCCGTCACCGAGAAGATTTTAAAAGAGTCTGCTATTGAAGAAATGAACGCCGTCAGAGACGCAGACTATGTCGTTGCCATCTTGCCCGGTGGATACGGTACGCATGTAGAGATCGGAGCAGCTCTCGCCCAAAACAAGCCTGTGTTTTTGGTTGTCCCAAACGAGGGATTGCTTTGTGATCAATACAAAAACGCCGTCCCGTTTTATCGTCACCCGAACGTTTATCGGGTTGATGCTTTGACCATGGTACCGTCAGTAGTCGAATACGTGATGGACGTTGGATGACCAAGATACTTATCGATGCAGGGATGTCTTCTCGCGGGTGGTCTCGCATTGGTACATTCTTTCGCTGCCCTCAGTTGTTCGCGTATCAACGGCGCCTGAACTTGGAAATGATACCTGCCGCTGCGCTCACACGCGGTAGTATGGGGCACGTCATGCAAGCACACCAACACGCTATCTGGGGCTGCAGACAAGGAGGGTGTCACGTTGGTGATGAGTACATGACTGACGCCGACACACTACTGTCGCCAGAGGACTCGGTTCGAGAGTGGGTCAAACGAAACGGTGAAGGTGAGGAGTTTATTGATGAAATGCTGGAAACTTTTAGGCGCTACATGGCTAAGTTCCCCGAGGCCCCTGGGCGAATCGTGGCGGTCGAGTACCCCGTCATGGCGATGCTGGGGCACAAAAACAATGAATGGGGGTTGTGGGTGGTCCACCCGGAAGACGCAAACACACCTCTCGACGCTGCAAGATTCAAAGCAATCGACGGAGAAAAAATAATCCCAACACCTCTAAACTGCCCCGGTCACAAAGACTGTGGCAAAGCAATCACTCTTACGAGACGTCTGGACTTGGTGACACAAGACTCCACAGGTCGCGTATACATCTGGGACCACAAGCACAACGCAAGGGTACAGGCGAACAAGTCGACCGATGGTTACGCTATCGATGGAGGCTTCGCCGCATTCCGTATTATGGGTAGTCAAGTTTGGGGGCGAGACTTTGGTGGTGTGATGTTGAACTTGATTCAGCGTACACCGCCTTGGACCGTTGCTCGACCGATGGTTCCTGCGACCCCTCATCGCGATCGACACTTCGCTAAGATGCTCTGGAGAGCAGAACACGATTTGGCGAGGTTAGACCGTGACGGTGAGGAATACTGGGAGTGGCCGAAGGTTCAAAACGAATCTTCTTGCGTTGGTCGCTACGGTAAATGTTCAGGTATCAAACTGTGTTTTTACGGAGAAGCCGGGACTTTCTAAAAGCAAAATCGCATTTCGGTTCAAAAAAATACTTGACGATGCGGTTGAGGTCCCATAGGCTCCAGACATCATCAGGAGGGAAACATGGCAGACACTTTGCCATCAGTGATGGTGACCGTCTACGGTCAACCAAAGAAGAAGAAAACCAGTGACCTGTTAGCGGCTTTCCCTAACGGCTTGTTCGTTGGTGTACCCAGCGCATTGACGTTGGTCGCACAGAACGAGCTGGGGTACACGCCTGCTGTGCACCCGGATCCACCGCAGACGCTGGTGCAACTGGTGCAACTCTTGGAGACGTTTGCTTACAACCCCGGAACCGCAGAGCCTTACGGTGCAATCATCATCGACGACGCGAGTCATCTCTGCAAACGAAGCATGCTTGAGTGGGAGCAACAAGCTGGACGGAACAAGTTCCTGCCTTACCAGATGCTCAACAAACACTTGTTGCACATCTCTGGATTGGCGCGTCACTTGGGTGTACACATGGCTATGACTTTCCACGAGCGTGCTCCCGGCAGCAACGCTGATGGTCTGGCTTGTCCGGGTGGCCCCGAAGTCCCCAGTCGCAATCAAGTACAGACCATCCCGTCGTGGTGTGACTTAAACGTTCGTGCCATGGTTGATTCTACCTACCCCGACCCTTGGTTCCCCGGTGTGTACTACTGCGACCCGACGGACCCCGAGTGGATCACGGGTGATCGCCTTGGCGTCTGCAGCCGCAAGACACCGGGCAACATTCGAGAGATTCTGCGAGCCAGTAACTCTGGATACAATCTCAGCCGCATCGGTGGGTTGGAATGGCAGGACGATATAGCAGAGCAGATTGCTCAAGAGATGGCTTCGGGCACAAGTGCTAAGCAAGCGGTGACTATTGTCGCAGGTACCCAGTCAGACAAAAACTCACTACATCTTCGTTGGGCTTGCCAAGATGGCATCGCTCGCGGAGTGTTACGTAAACAACGCAGCAAAAGTCTGTTTGATTTTACAGGCGGCGGAGAAGACACCACAGGGTCCACAGGGGCCGTGAGTGCTGATCTTCCTCCACCTCCACCCATCTCCTGACGGATGACCCGTTTGGACCTCGGACATTTTGTCCATTGCAATGACAACAATAAAAACAAGGAGCCATCATGGCTACATTCCAAATCCCCGGTAACAACTTCAATGGCATCGGTATCGGCGCCTCCGCACCTGACGCAGGTTACTACGCCGTCAGCATCACTGAAATCGAAATGAAGCCCAGCGATCGTCCTACAACTCGACGCGTGCACGTTCAGTTCGACAACGGTTTCACCATGTTCACCTTCATGAACGTTGGTTTTGATGCAAGCGGAAACGCCATCGCAGGCCTGAACGAGAACCAAACCAAGGGTTACTTGGCTGGTATCAAGACTATCCTGAACTCTTTGGGGTACAGCGATGGGGACCTCAACAACGGAACCGTCAGTGATGAGTGGTTCCTTACTGCATCGACGAGCCGTAAGGGTTTCGTTGAGTTCGTACCGGGGCAAAAGGGTGTCGAAGGTTCGTACAACACCATCAAGAACTGGTTGTCGAAGAGTGCGTTTGAAGCGCTCAAGGCTTCCGGTAACAAGCCCACTGTAGACGCTGCACCCGCTACAGCAGGTATTGGTGGTCTTCCCCAGAACAACGGCGCCTCAGTAGCACCTAACGTGGCCGGGAACGGGGCGGGTGCGCCCACGATCACAACTGGCTTGCCGCCTGCACCCTCCTTGGCGCAGAACGTTGTGAGCTAAGCACTCGCAGGCCTTATTGGCCGGGGTCACCAATGCCATGAGGTCCGGTGTTGGTGACCCTTTTTTTATGGAGGGTACATGAGTAAACGTTTCGATCCGAAAGCTTTAGGTGCACAATGCCACCTGTGTCCTTTGGGACCAAACGGTGAGTTGCGGCAAGACGATTGGGAACCCGTAGGGCCAGAAGTCCATGCGGGGTGTAACGTCTTGGCAGTAGCAGAAAGTCCGGGGCCTGAAGAGGTGACCCGTGGAAGACCGTTGGTTGGTCGCTCAGGCAGTGAGTGGAGTCATGCTCTCAGCAGCAACAAGCTTCGCCGTGTAGACATAGACCTCGACAACGTCATCGCCTGCAAACCTCCTGGAGAAGCAGCAGGTTCGTGGAAACGCCTCGACAAAAAGATCGATAGCGTCAACAAAAAACGCGCGAGAGAAGGTAAAGACCCTGTACCTCACCCCCAAGTTTGCTGCGCTCCACGCTTGAAGCAAATGGCTTCGAGGTATTCGTACATCATCACGTTGGGAAAAGTCGCTACGCAAACACTGACGGGCATCAGCGGTAGTATTCTCAAGTCAAGAGGTGGACCGCTACGCATCACTGACAACTGGCGTGTAACCGATGAAGAGTCAGCCACGG